ATGAGAGTATCTATAGCAAGTGCTAGCCCGGTAGAAGCCGAACGTCTTGTACGGCTTGTGGGGGAAAAACTTAAAAAAGATGCTGACTTTAAAAAGATTGCGAGTAGTTTATAATGCCAACATATCAATATTTTTATACGGTTCAAGCAAACAAAAATTATGATCCTCGAAACTACGGAGGAGGAACAGTTAGTAATACTCAGTTAGCAGAGCTATATGAAAATCCTGACTGGCTTACCGGTGAAACCTCTCATAAAGAAACGCACCCTACTAGAACAACAGACCTTGTAAATGGTGTTTACACTAAACCAGCTACAGAAGCAGCCCCATATGCTACAACACTTAAGGTTAAAAAAAATTTTACTGTAACGTATCTGATTAGATTTTATTTAAAAGTAACTGGATCGACTGGAGGATCTTTAGACGGTGTTTATTATTTAGATAGTAATTGTATTAGTGATGTAACAGTTACTGAGTCCAGTCAGACAGCTCTAAAAAAACAATCTAGTACTTCAATAACTGCAGTAGGTAATTCAACGACAAAGTCTTTCTACCCAAACGTTATAGGAGCAAACAATGGTACTGCTTGGGCGTACTGGTATCTCATAGCAAAAGATAGTTTTAAACTTAATACTCCTTTTACAGTTACAGCAAAAGTAACGCCTCAAAACTACACGTCTCCTAATAACACTGTTCCACATCCTTCAGCAACTGTTGTAACCATTGCAAATACAGACATTGCTGGTATGAAACCAGGAATTAACTGCACAAATGCTCCTGTTCTGACAGCTGTACCTGAAAGTTTTCTTAGTGCATTGACTTCTAGAAACCCATCAACTTTTCCAACTGGTGGCGACTATGCAAACTTTAACTATATATGGGCAGAAGATACGTGCACTAAAGATCCAAAGAGACTTATTATCGGAGTAAAATGGTTTGCTTATAAAGGTACATCAGGAAAACTTAAAGGTAAAGTAGTAGTTAGATACGCTAGAGTTTTTAGCGATAAAGACGGCAACGTAATACAAAACCAATTTTTAGAAGAAGAAGCAGATAAAACAAAAGCATATCGCATGTGTCCTAGTTTAGAAAAAATTGTTGAAGAAATTGTTACAGCAAAATTAGGAAACTGTGGTGAAGAAGTAGACCCTCCTGAGACTAAAGGTGATGATGACAAAGACGCTATTATTACTAGACCTACTCAACCAACAGACGCATTAAGATGGAACCCGCCTCCACACGTAGACTCTAGAGGTGTAGATTACTTTACTAGAGTTAATACAGGTCAATTCTTTAGCGCTAGCGGTCAAGCAATTGACCCTAGTGCTTTTAGAAACATAGTGCTTTCATATGGTGCTGCTCGATCTGAACGTGGTCGCATTTTTCAAGACAAGACTACTGCTAAAGCGATGAACTTAATAGAAGGCGTATCTTTAAATAAAAAAACTGGTAACGCTTTGCAATGGGGATTTAGATTTATGTATAATCCAGAAATGATTAGCTATGACAACTCTGATAAATCCGGAGTTGACTGGACGTATGGATCTAAAGATAAAGGTACCCTTCTTACTGGAAGTCAAACTATTAACTTCGATCTATTAATTAATAGAATACCTGACATGAGCTACCTACTAAACATAGATAAAGAAATTGCAAACGCTCCAAACAATCAATCAAGATACGATATTTTAAGTGTTAATGGTGCGTACGGTAGAGACCTACAACCTTACGAAAGAGAAGGAATATTAAAACGCGGTACAGAATATGATATTGAATTTTTGTATCGCGTCTTAACAGGGGATCCTAAAGCAAACTCTTTATTGTTAGAAAAAGGAAGTACACAGCTCACAGCGGATATAGGCTACACTACAATGGTGCCTGTGTGGTTAATTCTGCACGAAAACATGAGACTATTTGGAGCAGTATCTAGCATCAGCGTAACCCATAGAATTTTTAATCAAAATATGGTTCCTATGCTAAGTCGTTTGTCAATTGGTTTCCAACGTTACCCTGCTGTGGATGGAAAACCTCCTAACACAAGTTCAACCCCAGCTAGTACATGATAAAGGAGATAATAAACTATGGCTATAGAACGTGTATCTAGATATTACGACGGTCCTTTGTCTCAGACAGAGCACAAATATACTGGAGAATATGTAATCTCTGTTTACAGAAAATTTTCTACAAAAACGGATGTTAAATACGTTATGCATACATGGGAAGAAGGAGATAGTTTTGGAATCCTTGCTGAAGCTTTTAACATAGGCCCTAAGTATTGGTGGGAGATTTTAGAAATCAACCCAGAAATATTAGACCCTTTTGAGATCGTTCCTGGAACAAACGTAAGGATCCCTTATGTTAACTGATGTAGAAAGTCCTGGGTGGATACCGTTTGTTTGGCAATCTTCTGGTCAGCTAGTTGATTTTTCTGTTACCTTTCCAAAAGCTAAAGATCTAGACATTAGACTTATAGGTGCTGAGCTGTATCAAGCTAGCGGTGAACACGATATGCTTATTCTTCACTTTAAGGGAAACCCTGATCCTAAACAAAATTCCATACTATCTAAAGACCCTGTTATTTTTACTTTTAGATCTCAAAAATTAAAATCTACTTGGAACGGATACGTAACTCAAATAGAGCAATCTAATACAGTTACTGGTGGAAACACAGACATTATTTGTATAGGACCTTCCTTTTACCTTAAAGATACGTCTCAAAAAATATACAAAAACGTAACAGCAGATCAGGTAGTTTCTCGTATTGCTTCTAAGCATAACTTACAAGCCGTTACACAAAGACATCCAAGAGTAAAAGCTAGCATAGTCCAGGCTGGACAAAGTGACTGGCAGCTTTTACGGCGTATTTCTAAATCAACCGGATTTGTTTTGCGTTGCGAAAACACCTCCCTTCTTTTTGTATCTGTAGATAAAATATACAAAGATAAGAAACAATCCGCCCCATACTTTTATTATATTGGTAGCGACGATAACTCTGGCAGTACCACTAAAGAACTAAGAATGCTTGGAACTTGTTTTGGGTTTAAACCAATAGTTTCTGACAGTTCTCCGGATACTGGAGTTCGTGTAGACCGAGTGATTACAGGTATGCATACACAGAATGGAGCTGTGCTTAGCACTACTCACAAACACAAATCTAAGTCCGTAGGAAATGCGGGAGTTGTAGTGCCTAGCCAGGAGTACTTCTTGCAATGAAAAATTTCTCGAATGATAATCCTTCTTTAGATTCCTCAGCTTCTTTTCAAACACACCACGTATATGAGGTAGCCACATCTTTTGCAGATGCTCAACACATTGCCACAGATTACTCTAATGCAAACAAGTATCAGCATAAAGCTGTAGTAAGTATTGTTGGCCACGCACCACTACGTCCATACGACCCAATATATCTTGACGGTCTTCCTAATGGTATGTCTGGGTATTGGACCGTGCTAACAGTTAAGCACATATTTGGCGGTAGGCCAGCTGACTATATGCAAGAACTTATTGTTGGCACAGACACATTAGGAGATACAAATCCAGATGCTGCTAAAAACTCTTCGTATAGAGATGTACAATCAGAGCTGGCAGGACAATCAATAGATAACGCCGACGCTGCTCTTACGGAATACTCTCTATCTCCAAACTCTTCCTCATTGGAATCGTTAAACGGATCTACAAAATTAACTCGGGTTACATCTGATTCTACGGTAGGTGTTCCAGCGGTAAGCGGCATGAGCCCATTTGCTGACACACCACCCGACATATCTCAAGTAACAAATGTGTTAAAATGGACAGCTACTAGTAGTGGAAGGGTTATTAAATGACAGCACCTTATTCAAATTACGGTGAAGATCCTCAAGGGCGTCTTCGTTTCTTTGGGTTATACTCTGCTATTGTTGCTCCCGGTGTAGACCCGCTAGGAAGAAACCGCGTACTACTTCAGATCAGTATGCCTACTGGAGGTGAAGTATCTAACTGGGCTGAAGGCTGTTTACCTATTACTTCAAATTCAAACCACCCAGATCATCTACCCCATACAGCGGCAGAAATCGCTGCGTTGCTAACCACTCAAGCAACATCTACACCAGATGCATATGGAAGCACCGATATTCCAGCTTTAACTATTGTGGCTAAGCCTGGCGCAGGTCAGTTAAACCATGCGTATTCAAGATCAACTACTCTAAAGCCGGCCAAAGAAATGATAGCGGCTATTGGAAAAAGCTATGTTGTCAAGAACGCACCTACATCAAAGACTGACGTTAATGAAAAAAGTCTGTACACTACAGAGAGCGGTCTTAGTGCACCAGGACTTACCAGCTCAGACACATCAATAAAGGTTCCTGAACACACGTTTCACAGAAACCTTCCTGTAGTGGGGCAAAAGGTTTGGGTCATGTTTGTAGCCGGAGACCCTGAGTTTCCCGTATGGATTGGAGTACAGGCATGACAACAAGTATTGCGTATCCGTACACAATTGATCCCAATGGATTAGTTTCTGCAACAAGTAATAGCACTAAGTTGTATCTAGATAAGGTTTTAACTTTAGTCAGTACTTATATGGGGCAGCGTCCTATGATGCCAGACTATGGTGTAGACTGGTCTGGAGCTCTTTTTGAAAACGATAACGTAGCAAGAGTAGCTATACCTATAGCTATTAGAGGAGCTGTTGCTAAATGGATACCTGAGGTACAGGTATCAGACGTAAATATAAACTTTGATGAGCTTGAAGGTATTGAAAACGTTACTTTAGGACTACTACTTCCTGACAATACGTTTTCAACACTTAACATTAATACAGCAACATTTAATATGGACGGAACGGTTACCTACTAAAATGCAAATTGACTATACATCTAGAGACTTTGAGTCTATCAAAGAAGACCTTATAACGTTAATTAGAACTAAGACAAATAGTGACTGGGACCCTACAGACTATTCAGATCTTGGTTATGTGTTAGTAGAGGCGTTTTCCTATATGGGTGACATTATGTCTCACTACTTAGATCGCATTGCAAATGAAACCTCTATTGATACCGCTATTCAACGCAACACTCTACTGTCTTTAGCTAAGCTGTATGGCTATAAGCCGTCCGGACCAACTCCAGCAGAAGTCTACGTAACATTTACAAACGTATCTACAGCTGCTGTTGACATTCCAGTAAAAACACAAGTACTTGCACCACTATCTTACGGCCCTTACTCTGTAGTGTATTTTGAAACAACTGAGTCAGCATCAGCTTTAGCTCCCGGCCTATCTATTACCTTAAAAGCTCAAGAAGGTATAACAGTAAACACAGACCGTCCAGACCTTATTGACAGCACTTACAACAAAGCGTTGCCAGCAAACCTAGGTACATCTAGCGGAACTGAGAATCAAGTATTCTTAGTTATAGACTCAAATGTTATTGACTCTTCAATTAACGTATATGTAGGACAGTCATCTGCGTTTAGCTTATGGAATTATGTAAGTTCTCTTTTAGAGTACGGTCCTACAGACACAGTGTTTACTACAGAACGTAATAATGACGGCACCTTAAGCATTGTTTTTGGTGATGGAATTAACGGCTCAATCCCACCAGCCAGTCAACTAATCAGCTCTACATATAAAACAAGTGTGGGTGCTGCAGGAAACATTAAGTCAAACTCTATCTCAGAACTAACTTTTATTCCTGGCAATACAGACACTCAAGCTTTAACATACCTTACTGTAAGTAACGTAGCTCCAGCTTACGGAGGAGCAGATGCAGACAACACCAGTCAAATAAGAACAAAAATTAAAGCGGCAGTCTCTGCTAGACGTCGTGCTGTTACACTAGATGATTATGCTGAGCTATCTTTATTAGTAAGTCAAGTAGGAAAAACAAAGGCGCAGTCATCTGTTTACTCATCTGTAAACCTATACCTACAAACTCAAGAAGATAATAGTGCTGCTCCAGGATACCCTCAAGCTACAATTGCCACCGCTTCTGGATCGGGAACTGTAGTCACGTACAATACCACGTCCCCACATGGATTTTCTGTAGGAAATGTTGTAAATATTTCAGGACTATATTTAACTGCATATAATCTTTATGGAGCTACTATTCTTGCTGTCCCTACTACTACATCATTTACAGTAACAAACGCCGCTACAGGTACTTGGAACGCTGTTACAGCAAATGGTCGTACCGGATTAGCTATTAAAACAACTCCTACAAACAACTGGTATGCAATTCAATCTTCTGTACTGCAATATATGACAGATAAGATTCCTGCTGGAGTAACATTAAACATACTTCCTCCTACCTACGTACCTGTTTATTTGGACGCTGCAATTACTATTCAAGATACCTACAAGCAATCTGACATTAAACTAGCAGTTTATAAAGCATTACTTGGAACTAATGGATTGTTCCAATACTCTAAAAATGTGTTTGGTGGAACTGTTCCTCTTTCTTCCGTAATTACAGCTATTCAATCTATACCTGGAGTTATATCTACCTCAATTACTAAATACAATAAAGATGGAGGAGCAAGTGCAGCTAACTTTACGGTAGAATCAAATGAAATTTTATACCTTACTTCATCTAACTTGGTGAGTTCTGTAACCGGTGGAATTGCTTAAGGGGAAAATTAAATGGCAAAATACGGTACTAGACGATATGCGTCTGGGTTTAAGTACGGTGAACTATCTACTGTAGGTGTTTACTATGAATCAAACCTCATAGCAACTTCTTTAGACTACAACATTATTAAAGTTACTTGGGGAACTATTATCCCCGATCCAGCAGATCCGGCAATTACTCACTGGAAATTAGTAAAAAGTTATGTTGGAAGTTTAGATAACCCAGATGATGGGCAATTTGTTGTTGGTGGACCGTACCTAAGTGGTGCGTTTACAAATAGTTATACTGATACTCTTTCTTTTACTGACACAACAGAGATTCATTACTCATTGTGGGTATTTAACGGTATTAACTGGATTAACTGTGGGCAAGATTATGAGATTGCTGTTGCTCAAACTAGCACTATAGATATTGTTACTAGGTGGGTACCAAAAGCTTGGCTTAACCCTACAGTTGCAAATATTGGTGACGGTATCGGTGAGAATGAAGACAACACGCTCTATAAAGTATTAAGTATGTACGCTTTTATGTACGATCAGCTGCGTTCTCAAGCATATCTTTTAGGTAGGGCAGCAAATCCTATTTATACTCCATCTGTTTTATTGAGATATGGAGTTACAGATCTTGCGCTTACATATGAACCTTCTTTAGGAGACAGCTATCATCGTTCTTTGTATGGTTCAGGAAACAATATTAATGCAATTAAAGGAACTAAGTCAGGAATAAACGCATATGTTACCGCACTAACACATTGGAATTCTGATATTGTTAACGGCAATAATTTAATGTTGGACTACAACGACTCTTCCTTTGAAGAAAGCTTAGGACGTTGGGCAGCATCTAGTGGAACTTTAGCACAAAAAACATATGCCGTAGAAACAGGAGTACCGGTTCCTTCTAAAACACAGGTATTGTTTGATCCTATTTTTAAACCTAGACTGCTTGGCTTTGCTCAGCTTACTACCGCTGCTACTACAGCGGTCACACTAAGCTTGCCAAACACCGGAGACAACATAACTCTATATGGTATATCTGTTAAAGAAAACACTCGTTATCTATTTAGCGGTCAAGTACTTCACAGAGACAATGCTGCAAACGTTACAGCTACTATTACCTGGTACAACATGTTTGGGGTATCTTTAGGAAGTACAGCGGCAGCAACAGCATTGACTACGACTACAAGTTGGAAAGAGTTTACAACATCTTCTGACTCTGGAAGAAACGGTCGTCTATCTCCTATTGGCGCTAAGTTTGCTAAAGTAACTGTTACTGTAACCCCATCGTCCGCATCATCTAGTAGGTATGCATTTGATTTACTTCAATTTGCTGAAGCTTATAGCAGCCTTGAATATCAAGACGCAAAACTTATTAGGGTAGAGGTTGTGGGAGATAAAGAAAACTACCTAGCCAACGGTAACTTTGAGTCAGGTTTATTTGGGTGGAATGCCTACAGTGGGTCTTTAGATATTGATAAAAC